GCATATTACAAAAGTTTGATGCTTTAATTGATAGGTTAGATGAATTACTAAAAGCAGGTGAATTTACGGCTAGTGCAACCCATCAAGTCCAAGAAAATACTAGATTAAATAACGATCCTTTAACCCGCGGTCACGCTGGGCCTGAAGTTATTGGTTGACAATGCAAATCTTTTCATGTATAATATAAATATTACTAACAGGATAATTTATGAGTTGGAAAAAACATTTTACAGTTTACCAATTTGGTAACACAAAAAAAGTAGGACAATCACATACAAGTGCAAACAAGTTTGGTTCTTGGTTGCCAGAAGTATATACAGGACAACCAAATAGAATTGAACGTTATGTTCAATACGACCAAATGGATATAGATTCTGAGGTTAATGCAGCCTTAGATACTATTGCAGAATTTTCAACTCAATTTGATGATAAAACAAATATACCTTTTGAGGTTAATTGGAAAGAAGATTCAACAGAAACAGAAGTAGCATTATTAGAAAAAGCATTAGAACAATGGAATAACTTAAACGACTGGGATAAACGAATTTGGAGAATTTATAGAAATACATGCAAATACGGAGACCAGTTTTTTATTCGTGATCCAGAAACATACGAATGGATGTGGGTTAATCCGATGGATGTTACAAAAGTTATCATTAATGAATCAAAAGGTAAAGAACCAGAACAGTATGTTATTAGAAATTTAGCATTAAATTTACAAGAAAAAACTGCTTCAAATATTATACCACACCAAGATCAATTTGCATCCGTAACTTCGATGCAACGAGGAGGCATAATTGATCGAGGTCAGTACGGTACTGGAGGCGGTCAAGGTAATTCGGGTTATGGTGGAGGTGAGCAAGAAGAGTATGGTGTTGATGCAACCCACATAGTCCATTTAGGTATGACAGAAGGCATGGATATAAATTGGCCTTTTGGACAAAGCATACTTGATCCTGTATTTAAAACGTACAAGCAAAAAGAATTACTAGAAGATTCTATTATAATTTACAGAGTACAAAGAGCCCCTGAACGTAGAGTATTTTACATAGATGTAGGAAACATGCCATCACACAAAGCAATGGGTTTTGTAGAACGTGTGAAAAATGAAATCCATCAGCGTAGAATACCTAATAAAACTGGGGGCGGTACAACGATCATGGATGCTAGTTACAATCCTCTTTCAATAATGGAAGATTATTTCTTTGCACAAACATCAGAAGGAAGAGGATCTAAAGTAGAAGTTTTGCCGGGAGGTGAGAACTTAGGACAGATTGATGATTTAAGGTACTTTACAAATAAAATTTTAAGAGCGTTACGAATTCCTAGTTCTTACCTTCCTACAGGCCCAGATGACGGAACGGCTAGTTATGTAGATGGACGAGTAGGTACGGCATTTATTCAAGAATTTAGATTTACAAAATATTGTCAGCGTATACAATCATTATTAGGACCTACATTTGACAAAGAATTTAAAATGTTTTTAAAGTGGAAAGGTATTAATATTGATTCGGGTACGTTTGAACTTAATTTTGTAGAACCACAAAGTTTTAGTCAGTATAGAGAAGTAGAAGTAGATCAAGCAAGATCAGCAGTATTCAGTGGACTTGCAGAAGCACCATTTATGTCTAAGCGTTTTGCAATGAAAAAATACTTAGGACTTTCAGAAGATGAAATAGTAGAAAATGAGCAAATGTGGAGACAAGAAAATGGCGAACAGGATACACAATTAGATCAAGAAGCAGAAGACCTAGGTGGTTTAGGAGCAGTAGGTGTTAAACCTATGGATACAGATATGATGGAACCTATGCCAACTGATGAAGGTATGCCAGGCGAAGAAGGAGACATAGGCGGACCTGGAGGAATGCCTCCAGCTGAAGGAACTGCATCACCTATTGCAGGCAACGAACAAGGCGGGGCACCAATCCCAGGAGCAGTATAATGAAAAATTATGTAGAGATGATGAAAGAATTTAGGCAACTATCTGAAGCACCAATACCCGATAATGTAGGTACACAATATGAAGAAATAGATGATCAATCTAACTATGAATATGATGATAGTAGACGACCTAGACTGACTCTTACACATTTAAATAAATTGAAAAAAATGCGTAAATTAAAGAAGATAGATCTTGATAAACGATACAAATTCTTTAAAGATATTTACGGAATCCCACCAGCACCACCTCCAACTATGTAAGTTTTTTCTAAAAAGGTGTTTTTTAGACCTTATTTCGGCATATTTCTCTCTCAAATTGTAAATATTAATAGTTTCAAAACGCTTTCTTTAGGAGTAATTATATGTCCACGCGAGAAAAACTCGAAAAAGTCCTCGAATTTATCATAAACGAGGAAAATGAAAAGGCCAGCGACCTCCTTCATGATGTATTTGTGGAAAAGGCTCGTGGCATTTACGAAGAAATTGCAACTGATACAGAAGAAGTAGCAGAGGCAGTAGAAGAAGAAGTCGAAGAGGCAAAAGCCGATGACGACGATAAAGAAAAAGTAGACGAAGACAAAGAGCAAGTCGACGAGGCAGACATTCAAGATGAATTTGCAGACGATATCGAAGCCGATGCAGAGCAAATTGATCAAGAAGAAGTATCAGAAGATGATATGGAAGATGAAATGCCAGAAGAAGATGGTATGGAAGATGCCGGTGATGATTCAGTAGATGATGCTTTTATGAATGTAGAAGATGCTTTAGACGAATTAAAATCTGAATTTGCTAAGTTAATGGGTGACGAGGAGCCCATGGACGACGAGATGTCAGCAGATGATATGTCCGATATGGTAGATGCAGAAGAAGAAGATCCATTAATGATGGGCGGTAATGATAAAGAACCAGTAGAAGAAGAACTCGACTATGAAGAAATTGGTGAAGCTGTTAAATTAGACGACGGCGAAAAACATGTTACCTCTACATCAGAAAAATCAGCTTCCCCTGTCGGTGGCGGTGATAAGCCAGACACAGGAGCTTCGGCAGTTAATATGTCAGAAGGCGGAGACGGAGATGATATTACTCCTGAAAAACCGAAAGTTGACGATGGTGGAAATGTTAATACAGTACCTGGTAAAGCAAAATTGGTTACTGTTTAAAAAGGAAAAATAAATGGGCGTAGCATTAGTAGAAAAATTAAGTTTCGATCAAGCTAATATACAAGTAGAATCCGTTGATGATGGTGGGCAAAAAAACCTCTTTATGCGAGGTATTTTTATCCAAGGTGATGTTAAAAATCAAAATCAACGAGTTTACCCAATTAATGAAATTACTAAAGCGGTCAAATCGCTTAAAGAGAAAATTAACTCAGGGTTCTCGGTACTAGGAGAAGCCGACCATCCAGAAGATCTAACTGTTAATTTAGATCGTGTTTCGCATGTTATTACAGAAATGGATATGCATGGTGCGGATGGAATCGGAAAACTTAAAATTTTGCCGACACCTATGGGTAACCTAGTTAAGACTCTATTAGAGAGTGGTGTTAAACTAGGTGTTAGTTCACGGGGATCCGGAAACGTAAGTGAGGGTGGAAAGGTCTCCGATTTTGAGATTGTGACAGTTGATATTGTCGCACAGCCAAGTGCCCCAAATGCATACCCAGACCCCATTTACGAGAAGCTTCAGCATTACAAAAAAGGCGGATCGTTAATGGAATTAGCAGAGGCAGTAAGGCACGATAAAAAGGCGCAAAAACACCTTACTAAAGGGATTGTCAGTTTTATTGACAGTCTCAAAATTTAGGAGAATTTAATATGGCAGACGCTTTTGAAGAACTATTAGGTGGTGACGTCCTGTCGGAAGATGTTAAAACTTCTTTAACAGAGGCTTGGGAATCAAAAATGACTGAGGCTCGAGAGCAGATTACAAATGAAATCCGTGAAGAATTTGCAGAGCGTTATAATAACGATAAGACGCAAATTGTTGAAGCAATGGATAACATGTTAACTGATGCTATTAAGCAAGAAGTTGAAGAATTTGCTCATGATAAGAGTGCATTAATTGAGGCACGAGTTCAATACAAACAAAAAATGCAAGAACATGCACAAGTATTGGATCAGTTCTTAATGAACGCTCTTAAAAAGGAAATAACAGAACTTCGAGAAGACAGAAACACCCAAGGCGAAAACTTTAAAAAATTAGAAGGTTTTGTCTTGAAACAATTAACAAAAGAGCTCAACGAATTCCATAGTGACAAGCAAGCCGTTGTAGAACAAAAGGTAAAACTTGTTAAGGAAGGAAAAGAACTCTTACGTAACACAAAAGCTAATTTTGTTAGAAAGGCTGCAGAAAAAGTAGAAAGCATTGTAGAAAATACACTTAGAGGAGAGATTGGTGCTTTGAAAGAAGACATCAAATCAGCACGAGAAAATGCTTTTGGTAGAAAAATGTTTGAAACATTTGCAGCAGAGTTTATGACAAGTCATTTAGCTGAAGGGACAGAAGTTAAAAAACTGTCCGGTAAAATTAAAGAAATGGAAGAACAACTTGAAGACGCTAATAAACAAATTACTGAAAAACAAGTTGCTATTTCTGAAGCAGAAAAGAAAGCTCGCATA